AACAGTTCAACACGTTCAGCATTTACGAAATCCTGCCACAGCTGATTGACCTCTGGGGCTTGAATGTAGAAACACAGGTCAAGTCTAAAAAAAACATCGAAAAACTGACCGCCCGATGACAACGCCCCTGTTCCTTCTCCGATGTGTGCAGATCGGGCTGTCCCTCTCAGAGCTTGATCTGCTCACGATCGGAGTCGTGAATGATATGTTCACCGAACGGGAGAATGACGAATACAAATATCATATGTTAGCGGATCAGAGTGACTTCGATAAATTTTGATAAGGGGGTGAGATTGTATGGCTAATAGAATCAAGGGCATCACTGTAGAAATCGGCGGCGATACCACCAAGCTATCCAAAGCCCTGGAAGTTGTCAATCGGGACATCAAGGGGACACAGACACAGCTGAAAGATGTGCAGAAACTGCTGAAACTTGACCCCACCAACACCGAACTCTTGTCCCAGAAGCACAAGCTGCTGGCAGATGCGGTGTCTGCCACCAAAGAAAAGCTGGAAGTACTGAAAACTGCGGCAGAACAGGCAAACACTGCTCTTGCAAGTGGTGAAATTTCACAGCAGCAGTATGATGCTTTGCAGCGGGAGATCATCGAAACCGAAAACGAACTGAAACGCCTGACCACAGAAGCAAACAATTCTCACACCGCCTTGGAAAAGATGGGTGTTCTGGGTGAAACGCTGCAGTCCGCCGGAGACAAGATCTCTGGCGTGGGACAAAAGCTGCTGCCGGTCACTGCTGGTGTCACGGCTCTGGGCACCATTGCTGTGAAAACTGGTGCGGATTTCGATTCCGCCATGTCAAAGGTGGCAGCGGTGTCCGGTGCCACCGGTTCAGAGATGGATGCTCTCCGGGAAAAAGCCCGTGAAATGGGCAGCAAGACAAAATTCTCTGCAAGTGAAGCTGCGGATGCTATGAACTACATGGCAATGGCAGGCTGGAAAACCAACGATATGCTCAGCGGTATTGAAGGTATCATGAATCTTGCTGCTGCTTCTGGGGAAGACTTGGCATCTACTTCAGACATTGTCACAGACGCTTTGACCGCTTTCGGTTTGTCTGCCTCGGACAGCGGACACTTTGCAGATATTCTGGCTGCCGCATCAAGCAATGCCAATACCAACGTCAGCATGATGGGCGAAACTTTCAAGTATGCCGCTCCGGTATTGGGTTCTCTGGGATACTCAGCTGAGGATTCTGCCATTGCCATCGGCTTGATGGCAAACGCCGGTATCAAATCCTCACAGGCTGGTACGGCACTGCGTTCCGCCATTACCAATCTGGCAAAGCCAACAGATACGGTAGCATCTGCTATGGAACAGTACGGCATTTCTCTGACGGATAGTTCCGGCAAGATGTATTCTCTGCGGGAACTCATGGAACAACTCCGACAGAAATTGGGCGGACTTTCCGAGGCAGAACAGGCACAGGCGGCTGCCTCGCTGTTTGGCAAAGAGGCAATGTCTGGTATGCTGGCAATCATCAACGGTTCTCCGGCGGATTTTGAAAAACTGTCCAATGCCATTGACACCTGTTCGGATACAGTAGACGGCTACAATGGCACAACTGAAAAAATGGCGGCAGTCATGCAGGATAACCTTGCTGGACAAGTAACCATCTTGAAGTCCCAGCTGGAAGAACTGGCGATTTCCTTTTCTGACATTCTGATGCCCACCATTCGCTCCATTGTTTCCCGCATTCAGGAATTGGTGGACAAGCTGAATCAACTGGATCCGCAGACAAAAGAAACCATTGCGAAAATTGCACTGGTGGCTGCTGCTTTGGGTCCGATGCTGGTGGTACTGGGAAAGACCATCTCCAGCGTGGGAACAGTCTTTTCCGCAGTATCCAAACTGCCTGCACTTTTCTCGGCTGTGCAAAGTGGCATTGGTGCCATTACCGGAGCGTTGGGTGTGTCATTAGGTCCGCTGCTTGCCATTATCGCAGCTGTTGCCGCTTTGGTGGCTGCCTTTGTGCATCTCTGGAAAACCAATGACGAATTCAAAAGCAATATCATCGCCATCTGGGAACAGATCAAAAGCACCTTTACCGGATTGACACAGGGCATCACTGACCGGCTAAATGCTCTGGGATTCGACTTTGAGAGTTTTACCGATGTGCTGAAAGCAGCGTGGGACGGGCTGTGCAATCTGCTGGCTCCCATTTTTGAAGGTGTCTTTCAGAATATTTCCAACATCTTTTCAGAGTTTACTGGCGTTCTTCTGGGGCTGCTGGACGTGCTGATTGGTCTGTTCACTGGCGACTGGGAGCAGTGCTGGAATGGCATCAAGGGGATTTTTACGTCTATCTGGAATTTCGTTGTCAACACGTTCCGTAATATCATGAATACCCTGAAAGGCATTGCAGATGTGGTGCTGGGGTGGTTCGGAACAAGCTGGAACGAAGTCTGGACTTCCATCAAAACATTTTTCGTAGATACATGGAACAGTATTGCTTCCTTTTTCACGGGAATCGTTACCGGAATCCGGGACTTTTTCGTCAACACATGGACATCCATTTCCAACACTTTTACCGCCATTGTCACTGCCATTCAGACAGTGGCAACGACCGTATTTACAGCGATTCGGGATTTCTTCACTGCCATCTGGACTGGAATCTACAACTTTTTCAGCACGATTTTCAATGCCATTTACACTGTGGTTTCTACGGTATTTCAGGCGATTCATAACGTCATTACGACCGTTTGGAATGCCATTTACACCACCTTAGAACCGCTGATCACAGCATTCGGCTATCTGTTTCAGACGATTTTTGAAGCCATTCAAATCATTGTGGGTAGAGTGATGGACTGGATCTCGGAGAAGATCAGTGCCATTTGGAATGCAATTGTGTCGTTTTTAACACCGATTTTAGAGGGCATCCGAACGACATTTGAAACCATCTGGAATGCCATTTCCAATACGATTTCCACGGTCTTGACAGCGATTCAAGATGTGGTGACTACGATTTGGAATGCCGTATCCGGTTTCATTTCTTCTGTTTTGTCAGCGATCTGGAATGTGGTTTCTTCCATCTGGAACAGCATCTCCGGCACGATTTCCGGCGTGATGAATGCCATTTTTTCTGTGGTATCCTCTATCTGGAATCAGATCAGTTCAGCGGTTTCCAATGTTCTGAACGCTATCCGGTCAGTGGTATCTAACATCTGGAACAGCATCAAGAGCACCATTTCCAACGTGATGCAGAGCATTTCTTCTACGGTGTCCAGCATCTGGGACAACATTCGTTCTGCGGTTTCCGACAAAATCAGCGGCATCAAGTCCACCATTCAGAATGGGTTTGATGCCGCTGTGGGATATATCAAGGGACTGGCGTCCGATGCCTGGAACTGGGGACGGGACATCATTCAGGGAATCATTGACGGCATTCAGAGTGCCATCGGCTGGCTGGCGGACTGCGTCACCAATGTTGCCGATACCATTCGAGATTTCCTGCACTTCTCTGTACCAGACAAAGGTCCGCTGACAGACTACGAAAACTGGATGCCGGACTTTATGAAAGGACTGGCAAAGGGCATCGACAAGAGCAAGAAGTATGTGGAGAAAGCCGTAGGCGGTGTGGCGAAAGCCATGCAGCTGACCATGGATTCTGATTTGAATTACAGCTTGCATGGAATCTCCGGAGCCATGCTGCCCGGCAGTTCCGGTGGAACGGTGAACAATTATTACAATACCGACAACCGGAAAACGGTGAATCAGACCAATCAATCGCCGAAGGCACTGTCACGGTTGGAGATTTATCGGTTGACACGGAATGCGTTGAATGTGTAATGGGGGTGTGTGATGTATTTTTCTCTGGTTTTAGAAAATGAAAACGGTGAACGATTAGATATGACCACCACCGCCAATCAATACATGACCTCCAAAATCGAAGGTCTGAATCCGCCAGCTGGGACGATTTCCACTTCAAGCTATGCTGGCATGAACGGCAGCTACCTCAACAACGCTTTCATTGAAAAACGAAACGTGGTCATTTCCTTTGCCATGCGTGGCATCGGCATTGAGAAGCGGCGGCATCATCTGTATCATGTGGTTAAGCCGTCCCGATACATCAAG